GGCGCGGGTTAAGCGACCTAGAGCAAAAACGGACGTAATTTTTTTTGACCTTTGTTCCGCAGCCATCGCAAAAGAAATTTGACTCAATGGACACACAACCAAGCGTTTTGCTAAATGAAGCAGCTAGAGCTATGGGACGAAAAGGAGGGCGTGCAAAAACCGACGCAAAACTTTCGGCGTGCGCCAACAACGCCAAACTCTCGCGTGGGGTGGTTGCACAGATGGCAAAACATTTACACGGGAGAAATCTGCGACCAGACGATATCAGAATTATCGCAATTAAAAGGACTCTATCGAATGGCTCTCGTGGACATAAGCTATCGGGGGTCGCTATTCTTCCATCGGTCTCAGATCGGTCCAAAGCTGAGACAAATAATTTACGATCAAACGATGGGATGGGTTCACATCTGCAAGCTTCACAAAGTAATTCAGGGCGACGTGATTGATTGGCTGACTGGACGCCACGTTAAAGGCGGCAGTAATGCGATTCAGTTCAGATCAAGCGCAAGCAAAGCATGGGATAACATCATCGTCATGATGGCTCGTTATCATCAAGGAAGAGGATGCAAAACAATCGCCAAGGAATTTGGAACGTCTAGCTGTCAGGTTTTGCACGCTTTGAAAGAGGCTGGGATCGACACGACCAAGCGAAGGAATTATTTCAAGCCAAGCGATTCGCTGACTCCTAGCGAAACAAGAAAAGCGAGATATCAGATGAAAATGACGATTCCGTCTGTCAGGCTCAGAAAGCGCGTCATGAGTCGGATATGGAGCGCAATGAAAAGGAACAGAGTTAATAGCAGGGGCTCATTTTCTCTGGTCGGGTGCTCAGTTGAATTTCTCAGAACCTACATCGAGGGCAAATTTGAGAAAGGAATGACGTGGGAAAATTACGGCGAATGGCACGTTGACCACATCAGGCCGTGCGCATCGTTTGATTTGAACGACAAAGAGCAGGTGATTCAGTGTTTCAACTGGCGCAATCTCCAGCCAATGTGGGCGTCGGAAAATATCAGCAAAGGTTCAAACTATGCCCAAGCCTGAACCCGATCTGATCGCGCTTTCTGAAAAGCTGCAAATCGACATCCGCACGCTGCGCAACTGGCGCAAGCGCGACGGCTTTCCGCACGACGGCACTTTCGAGCAAGTCAAAGCGTGGGCTGACTCGCACGGACTTGGACGCGTAGGCGGAAGCGGCGGCGGACTCGCCGACCTCAAAGCCGAACTCATGCGCGAGCAAATCCGCCTCGCCCGGTCCAAGAACGAGCGCGAGGCCGGCGACGTGATTGATCGGGAAGTGGTCGAGGCGATGCTGGTAACGCTTGGCCAAAAGTTGGACCTGCTGCTGCGGCTCAAGCTGACAATCGAACTCGGACCTCGCGGCGTCGGGATGAACGCCGCCGAACTGAACGTCGAAGGCGCAGCGATCTTGTCGGAGATCCGCGAGATCGTGAACGCGAACATTGCGACGTTCGAGGCCGAGGCGCTGGACCGGTCGAGGGAGTGAAGCGATTGTTTGAAATAGTGCTTGCAATCAATCAAACGGGCTTTAGGGTTTGAAACATGACCTCTGCCTCCTCATTCGACTTCATCGCCACTGGCGATTTTTCCTTGGTCACTGTTACCGTCGCGCCAGCTACTGAACGCGCTCGCGATTTTTTTCGGCAAATGTTTGGCTGCGCTGGTGTTGCTCCAGTTTCTATTGAAATGCCAAAAACAAAGTTCAGCGACTTTGTTGTTTTTGCTCAACGCAAAGGATACACCGTAGCGTGAACACCCTTGCAGAAATTAAAAAACGCTCCGCCACCCTTTACGGTGGCGGATATTTTACGGCAGGAGGATCAAGAACCGAAGCGGCAAACGATGTGCAATTCCTGCTTGAAAAGCTGGAAGAAATGACCGGATGGAGAAACGAACTTGGTTTTCGATACAATTGCCAAAAAGAAAACTCGGCAAAAAAAGAGTCTCAGCCATGACCTCCGGCGGCAAACGCAAAGGAGCGGGCCGCAAGCCGCTCGCGCCTAACCAGCGCGCCGTCGCCGTGACGGTGCGCGTGCGTCCGCAAGTCGCTGCGCGGTTCCGTGCGTGGTGCAAGGCTCGCGGCATAAGTCAGAGCGAAGCGTTTTCAACGTGGGCGCTCCACCTGATCGCGTGACCGCCTCCGACGCACTCCTCACCACCCTGCGCACACCTTGCCCGCCAACTTCCGCAACAAGATCGAGCGCGGCATGGGCGACGAGAGGAGGAGCGCGTGACGTCGCGGTCAGAGACGCGGAGGACCGGCCCTAGCACGCAATGGGGGCCTTGCCCGCGTTCTCTGTAGTGCATGGTTAGGCTCCGTTTTTAACCTCAAACATACCAATAAAATGACCGAACAAGAACACCTCAAACGAGTAATTGCCGATCTAACCTCACGAGAAAAACTGGCGCGGCTGAAAATGCGTGATGCCCGCGTCGAGGCCGAAACCTACGCCGAAGCAATCGCCTTGGCCGAAGTAGAACTCACGCGATTCCCAAAAGCATCAACGCCAGCCAATGCCTAACAATTTAGCTCAGACACGCTCGGGCGAACGTCCCTCGGCGCTGAGCGGAGATTAAATATGAAAAAACGGAAAATTCCCGAGCGTTGTTCTGTGGCGTCTGGTTCGGCGGATGGGTTCTTGCAACTGCTCGCTGGCGTGGTCGAAGCCGAGCGGCTGGTGGTCGCCGGACTAAAACCCGAAATGCCGTGCCGGAAAATGCACGAGAACCGGCACCGCGCTTTCCGCGAAGCTCTCTCAATGGCCACCGCATACTTTCAGCCGAACATTCGCAGTCAGACAGGCGCTGCGGACGGACAATAAATCAACTCAACGGCCCCGTCAGCGCCTTGTCTGTGATGCGCTGGTTAGGCCCTCTTTTTACCTATGAAAACCACCACCGAAAAAGCTCGCGCACTCTGCTACGCCATCGAGGCAGCAGGCGCTTCTGAACAACTGACCGCGTGCAGCGTGCTCGCGTCCGAACTGCTCGCGGAAACGATCAAACTCGCCGAGCGCGACGCGAAACTGGCGAGCCAACTAAAATGGCACGGCGAGGAGACATTCCCAGCGGAGCCCGGCGCGCAGAAACATTTCGCGCGCGTCGTGATGGAAAGTATCGCCGACGAACTCACCACGGGCGCGACTTACGAAGTCTTGGCCTAACAGTCACTAGGCCGAAAGTTTTCTGCCTATCACAAAAAATGCTGACCGACCAGGCCATTGACGACGCCTGCGCGCAGGCCGGCATCGGCCGGCGCACGCTGGAAAGCCGCCAGCGAGATCCCGACACGGTGCGACGCCGCGAGATCGTGGCCTGGTTGCTCGCCAACGCGCACGGCTGGACGCAGCGGGAGATCGGCCTCGCGCTGCACCGCACGCCCAGGCAGATCAAGAACCTGCTCCGAAATCATCTAGCATGAAATTTAAAATTTACCGTTCGTGTGCCGCTTGGCTCGGGCGCTGGGTTCGGCGTCTGGGATGCGTCGCCGGACTCTGCGGCGGCGTATGCCGTGACGGCGCGTGGCGCTGCACAACCTGCGGGAAAACTCTCAACTACCATGACAACTGACCCGGACGGAAAACCCTACGCGCACAACGCCGAGCAGGCCGAGGCGCACAAACTGGCGCGCGCCGAAGGCGACGGACCGGTGAGCAACGAAACCGCGCGCGCCTACCTCAAGGCGTATCATAGCGACGACGAGGAAACTCCCGCAGAACGCTACGACCGCGAGGTCTACGGCGACGCGTGGAACACACCAATGTCTCTTTGAGCCGAACCATGCTGACGGACCAAGCCATTGACGACGCCTGCGCGCAGGCCGGCATCGGCCGGCGCACGCTAGAAAGCCGCCAGCGAGATCCCGACACCGTGCGACGCCGCGTGCGTCCGCAAGTCGCGGCGCGGTTTCGCGCTTGGTGCAAGGCTCGCGGCATGAGTCAGGGCGAGGCGTTTTCAACGTGGGCGCTCCACCTGATCTGGTGACCGCCTCCGACGCACTTATCGCTGAAGAAATTTAACACCATGAAAACAACAACGAAAAAACAGACGAAACGAAAGGTTCGGGACATCGTGCACTACAATGCAATCGCCGACAGAGGCGGTGAATTAATCGCGACAATGGAGCGCGACAATTCAGCGCTGCAACTCGTGGAGTTTTATCATCTGAGCCGGCGAGACTCAAAAGGCGTTTGCGTTTCTCGCGGAGGCAGTTTGGTTGGAATCTGGGATTGCCGCGTAATCGGAGGGGCAACGGACGGGGGGATGTGCGAGTTCGCGATTTACGAGCCGGCATCTGATTTGTGACCGCCTCCGACATCCTATGCGCTACGCTGCGCCTGCCGCAGCCCGACCGCTCGCCGATTTACGAGTGGGCGCGGAAGCACATCATTCTACCGGAAAGCTACGCCACGCCCGGTCCCTTCAACGTCAAGATTTCGCCGTGGCTGATTCCGATCTTCGATGCGCTCCAAAATCCGCTGGTGCGCCGCGTGCATTTCCGCAAGGCCGTGCAGATCGGCGGCACGCTCGTCGCTGACATCTGGGTGCCGTGGCTGATTTGCAACGACGCCGGACCGATTTCGTGGACGATGCAGACCGACGAGATGATCGACCGGCACGCGAAGTCTCGGCTCAACCCGATCTTCGAGAGCTGCAAGCCGGTGGCGGCGATGCTTCCGCGAGTCGGGCCGCACCGGACGACGACGGAAATCTATTTCGGCGGATTCTTTTTTCTGCTCAACCCGGCCAACCTTTCCAGCCAGCAATCGCAGTCCATCCGCTACAAGATCAACGACGAGATTTGGCTACCGAAGTGGCAAGAGGTCTATGGTCACGCCGTCGCCCGCGTCTCACGCTTCGAGGAAGTCGGGCGCTCGAAGATTTACAACACGTCACAGGCGCCGATAATGGACCTCGAAACCGGCAACGTGGAGGACACGAGCTTCCGCCAGGGCACCCAGCAAGAATGGAGCACCGAGTGTCCGGCGTGCCACAAGGTGCACCCGCTCGCGTTCGCGCTGGACAAGAACGAAGAGACCGGGCTTCGCGGCGGCGTGGTCTGGGATGTTGCGGCGAGGCGCGATGACGAAACGTGGGACGTGGCGCGGGCGGTCGAGTCGTGCCGATTCCGTTGCCCGCATTGCGGCCACGAGTCGCCGGACACGGACACGACGCGGACCGGCTGGAAGCGGGCCGGGCGGTTCGTGCCGCTGAACAAGGATGCGCCGGACGAGATTCAGAGCTTCCGCGTCGAGTCGCTGGTGAGCCGTCCGATGCGGCTGCTCGTCGAAGAGTTCTGCGAGGCGGACAATCATTTCGTGCGTCAGGGTGACGACAAGATGAAGATCGAATTCAAGACCAAGCGCGAGGCGAGGCCGTGGATTGTCGAGAAGAAGGTGGTCAATTTGTTCGTGCAGGCGAGCGACTACAGCGTCGCGCAGTTCTCCAACGGCGAGGCAATCGACGGCGAGGTGATTCGCTTCATGGCAATCGACCGGCAGCAGGACCATTGGTGGGTCGAGATCGGCGCTTTCAGCTCGGCGACCGGTCCGACTTACCGGCAGCTCTATTTCGGGCGCGTCGAGACGCGGGACCAACTGCGACAGATTCAGCACCGCTACAAGGTGCAGGACTCATGCGTTGCCCAAGATCGCGGCTACCGCCCGGCCGACGTGGACCGGGATTGCGCGGACTTTGGCTGGCGAGGGATGCGCGGTTACGCTCGCAAGACTTGGACGATGCGCGACGAGGCGACCGACAAGCTGATCAACTTCCCGTTCTCGGAGCCACGAGTGAGCGACTACCGGGGCGGAGACGTGTTTTATTACGACTGGAGCGGCGACTATTTCAAAGACCTCCTCGCGAACGCGCTGGAAGCCAAGGGCGATTTGAAATGGCTTCTCCCGAAGGACGTAAACCCGCTCTACCTCGAACACCTCAAGGGCGAGTCAAAGGTTGAGATTCGGACCGGCGTCTGGGAGTGGAAAGAAGTGAAAAGCAACGCGCCGAATCACGGGCTGGACACCTCGGCGATGCTGCTTTGCATGGCCACGATTGCGAACGTGATTCGCTACGCAGCGCCGAAGGAATAAGGCCGGTTTGACGTTTCGAGCAGTGGTATGCTCGACAACCCATTTCTCGGACTGGACACCGCGACGCTTACCGCGCTCAAGACCAAGACGATTGACGCGATTCAGGCGGTGCTGCTCAACCAGAGTTACAGCCTCAACGGGAAAAGCGTGAGCCGGGCGGACCTGAACGCGCTCAACAACATGCTTGGCAACTTGCAGGACGCATTGACCGACGCGGCCGGAGCGTCAACGGATCAGACATTCGTCAGCTTCACCGGCAACTAATCACATGAGCACCGATTTCTTCGACGCGTCAAAACTGGTCGCGCAAAAACCTTGGATTGACCGGGCGCTGGAAAACATCGCGCCGACATGGGCGCTCAAGCGTTTGGAGGCACGCGTCGCGAAGTCGCTTTTCGAGTATAACGCGGCGCGGACAAATCGGATGTATTCGCCGAAGCAATACACGCAGCCAGCCGAAAGTTCGCAGAATCAGCGGGACCGAGTGGTGCTCATGTATGAAGCTCGGGACCTCGTGGACAACGCGCCGGAGATTCGTGAAGTCTCGCGCAAATTTGGTCTCTACCTGACGCCGCACGAATACTCACCGACGACCGGCGATCGCGATTACAACCGCGTGATTGACGACTATTTCCACGCGTGGTGCAAAAACTGCGACGTGACGAACCGGCACAGCTTCAAAAAGCTCGTGCAGCTCGCGGCCGAGGAACGACCGATTGACGGCGACTGTGGTTTCGTGATTCGACGCAGCGGCGAGGGACTCAAGCTGCAACTGGTGCCGGCAACACGCATCGGCAACCCGAACGAGACGGCCGTCGCATCGAACAATTACTTCCAAGGAATTATCACGAACGACTTCGGCCAGCCGGTCGCTTATCGGATTTTCCGAGTCACGCGTGAAGGCGTTTATTTCGGAGCCGAGGACATTCCGGCGAATCAGTTCTGTCATTATTTCGATCCAAATCGGTCTGATATGTATCGGGGCGTCTCGGATCTGGCGAGCGGGATTCAGACGGCGCGGATGCTGCACGAAATCTTGCAGGCCGAAAAGGCCGGCGTGCGCTTCTCGTCGCAGCAGGCGGCGCTGATCTTCAACGACCGAGGCGTCGCGAACCCGCGCAACCTTTTCCAGCCTAATCCGACGATGTCGCTGCCGAGCGGACAGACGCAGAAAAACGAGCTGACCGAAGTCGGCATGATTCGGTATTTTCAAAACAGCGACCGCGTCGAGGTCATGCCGTCGCGTCCGTCGCAGGCGTTTACCGGATTCGTCCAACATTTGATGCACGAGATAAGTCTTTCGGTGGGCATACCCGAGGGAGTCTTGTTCGGGACCAGCGACTTCAAAGGCCCAAGTGTTCGGGCAGAGTTCGCCGCAGCTGACCGAGTCTTCACGCGGCAGCAAGGCGTGCTGGTGGACAAGGTTCTCGACCCGATCAAAGACGCCGTGATTCTTGACGCCATCGCACGCGGCGAGATTCCGCCGCCTCCGCTTCTCGCGGGCGAGACAATGGTTCAAGCGTTGCGCCGGGCCACGAAGGGCGAATGGCGCTTTCCGGCCAAGCTCTCAATCGACGTCGGCCGCGAGTCGGCGGCGAACATGAACGAAAACCGGCAAGGCGCAAAGTCGCTGCAAGAGATCGCGGCCGAGGAAGGCACCGACGCTTTTTCGCGGCTGGAGCAGATCGCAATCGAGGCCGGTTTCGTCAAGGAACTAGCGGTTAAATACGGCGTGCCGGAGACGGCGATTCGCCTTACGACGACCTCACTCCCGGGCACGCCAGCAGCCGCAGCCGCAGCCGGCGACGCGGTGGGCGCAAGCGCAGCCGAGGCGCAGGCGGCGAGCGTCGCGGCGGCACCGGCCGCAATCGAGCCGGTCGAGCAGATCCAGAACGACTCAAACCTCGTCACGATCAACTTCGCAGACGGCTCCTACATTCCGACCGATGCGATGGCGGACAACGCACGGCGCGCACTTGAGATCCGCGAGAAGAAGCCGATGTCACAGCGCGGCATGACGAGCGTGGGCATTGCTCGGGCGCGCGACCTCATCAACAAGAGGCCGATGTCCGAGGACACTGTTCGCCGGATGAAAGCATTTTTCGACCGGCACGAAGTGGACAAGCAGGGCGAGACGTGGGACGAGCAAGGGAAGGGATGGCAGGCGTGGATGGGCTGGGGGGGAGACGCTGGGTATGCGTGGGCCACGGCAATCGTTGAGCGGCTGAACAAGCAGGCGGAGAAAAAAGACCTCTCGGTCGCGGCCGCAGAAGTGCAGCATCAGTTTGCGCGCAACACGCCACTCGCAGCAGAGGACTGGCTGGACGCGGTGCAAAAATACCGGACGAAGCAAATGAACACGATTCAAGAGACGAAGCAGAGCGTCACCGGTGACCAAAGCATCATCGAGCTGAGCAAACCGAAGCGCAAAAAATAATTCCCATGATCCACACCCAGACCGAAATCGATAACCTTGTTGAGTTGGCAATTATCCAGCGCGCCGAGCTGAAGAAGCTCGTCGATTCTCTGCCGCAGTTACGTGACCACCTCTCGTCGGAGATCGAGCGCAACCTCGAAGAGATCGAGCCGGCGATTCGCAGCGAGCTGGAGCAGCTCGTGATCGCTCGCGCACAGGACGCGCACGCGCAATCCAGCGCAGCGCTGACCGCAAAGCTAGACGAACTCGGCAAGGCTTTAGAAGTCACGACGGCGGCGCGTTACTCGGTGCTTATGGCTGAGCGCGAGCAAAACGCAACGCTGCTCGAAAAGGCCGAGGCTCGCATTGCTGAGGCGGCGTCGGCTTTGCCGAACGCAGTTAAAAGCATCGTCACCGATGAACTCTCGCGCTTTCCACGTGCGGGCGAGATCGAGCAACTGCGGAAAGAATTCGCCGAACCTCGCGGGCTGAACCCTCGCGGCAAGTGGACGCCGAACGATACCTATCAAAAGTTGGACCTCGTGACGTTCAACGGCGATTCGTTCGTGTCGAACATCAACGACAACCGCGAGCGGCCGGGCCGGAACGCGACGAACTGGACGCTGAGCGCAGCACGCGGACACGGCGGCGGCGGGCCGAGCGTTGCGTCAATTATTGACCTGATTCCAGCGCCAAGCGACGGACAAATTCTTGGAAGTGTCGGGCCGAACTACGTCCCAAAGAATCTAGTCGCGGGAGCAAACATCACGATTAACCAGACTTCAACTGACATCACGATTATTGGCAATGAGGGACAGATCGAGCTCACCGATGGAACCGAAGCGGCGCCATCCCTCTTCTTCGTCAGCGACACGAACACCGGCATGTATCGCCCGGCAGCGGACACGGTGGGAATCGTCGGCGGCGGAAACGACGTCGTGCGACTGACCGGCGTAGCAAGCGCGACGGATTACGTGGAAATCAAGAACGGGACCGGCGTCGGCAACCCGCTCCACGTTCTCGCCGAGGGCGCGAGCGCGAACATCGGCGTGCATTTGCAGCCGAAGGGCAGCGGGCTTTTCACAATCAGCGACGGCACGGATTTCAACAAAGGCATCCGCTTTCGCAGTTCGTCCAGCGCCGCAAGCGCGGTGACGCTGATTGACGCCGTTTCGACGGCCGGCCGCGTGGTCACGTTGCCCGACGCGACGGACACTCTGGTCGGACGTGCGACTACGGACACGCTGAGCAACAAGACCATGATTGCTCCGGCGCTCGGCACGCCGACAGCGCTCGTTGGAACAAATATCACCGGCACCGCAGCTTCATTCACGGCTGGCATGAATCTCAAGATTGCCAGCAATCTTTCTGACCTCGCGAGCGCATCAACGGCGCGGACAAATCTTGGACTCGGAACGCTCGCCACCCAAAACGGGACGGTCGTTCAGAAGCATCAGATTTACACGCTCGGCGATTCAATCACGGCGGGCGTCAGTTTGCCTCCATATCAGACGCGACTTCAAACGTTGCTGGGCTCGGCTTGGCAGGTGAACAACAACGGCGTCGGTGGCGACACGACCGCCATGATGCTTGCCCGGTTGCAAAACGAGTGTCTTGCTCGCGCAGACGCAGAATACGTCATCGTTCTTGGCGGCATCAACGACATCAATCTGGGATTCACGGCCGCGACGATTAAGACAAATCTCCAGTCGATTTACACGGCAACGCAGGCCGCTGGGTCAAAGGTTGTCGCTTGCACGATTCTTCCGTTTAAACCCTATGCGACTTGGAACGCAGGCACGCAAGCGATCTTGGAGGAAGTCAACGCGTGGATTTTGGCGACAGCGACTGGCATTGACTACCGCGTCGACACTTACACCGCGCTCCTCGACCCCGGCGTCGCCTACACCTTTCTGCCTGCCTACAATTCGGGCGACAATCTGCACCCAAGCGCGGCCGGCAACGTCGCGCTCGCAAACGCAATTTACGCCGGCAGCACGTTCACGGTTAATGGTTTTACGCCAAACTTTGCGCTCGCGGGCGAGACGGTTTACATCACCCAAAATCTGCGCCCAACCGATGCGCCGACATTCGCGGAGTTGGCTCTCGGCCGTTTCCCATCGCTTACGCGAACGCTCAACATCCGTCCGGTAGTGGATGAGGAGGCGATCTTGATCGCCCAATCCAACGATGCCGGTTCGGGCTGGGGCATCTATGCCGACACGGCCGGCGCTTTTAATCTCCGCCGCTACGCCGCTAGCGCGTTTGGCTCCTCGATTTTTAGTCTCAACACAACGGGCGTGCTCTCGTTGACAGGCGGGTTGATTTCCACGGGCGGCACAAGTGGCTTGAAACTTAGAACCACAACCTACGGCGGAGGAGCGGGGAGCGCTTTGGAAATTGCGCCCGATGCAAACACTGGGACGGTCGGGTCAACGATTACAGCCTACGGCGCTGGCGGCACCAGCTTTCAGCAGGTCACGATCAATGGGTCATCGCTTCGTCTTCAATCTGGCGGCAGCACGATCGGAACGGTTAGCTCAACCGGTCTCGCGATCACGGGTCTTCTTTCCGCAACAGGCGCGATTTCCGGAACATCCGGCACTTTCACAGGTGCACTTTCAACAAGTGTCGGAAGTGGCTCCGCGCTCTCTGCCAGCACTACGACCTACGGCGGCGGCACGGGAAGCGCGATTGCCATCGGGACCGATGCGTCGACGGGAAATGTTAGTTCCAGTTTGACGAGTTACAACACGGGCGGCGCGACCTTTGGCGTTCTTAATCTAAGCGGGTCTTCAGTTTTGCTTAAAAGCAACGGTTCGACGATTGGAACGATTAGCTCAACAGGCGCGGCCATCACTGGAGGCGTCAGCGTAACGACCCAATTTACAAGCACCGTGGCCACCGGCACCGCGCCGCTTGTCGTCTCAAGCACCACCAATGTCGCCAACCTCAACGCCAGCTCTCTAAACGGCGCGACGTTTGCCAACCCCGGCGCGATTGGTAGCACTCCCGGTTCTGGTGCGTTTACCTCTCTGAGTGGAAACGGATTGATAAGCTACAACGGAAGCGGCGCAGGTGAGTTTCGTTTCAATAGCACGAGCGTCGGCGCAGTAACTCACACTATCGCGAGTTACTACAACACCGGGGCAGCGTTTGCCGACCTGCAAATCTCGTGCAAGGATTTGATAGTTTTGGCAAGCGGAACCGAGCGCGCTCGCGTCACCTCCACCGGACTCGTCGGCATTGGAACTGCCAGCCCTACAGCAAAACTTCACGTCGATAGCGGCACGCAAAAGCTCGTCAAAACAGTAACCGTCAACTCCTCGACGCAGACGATTGTGACCAATTCCACTGAGGGCGTTTCTGGATTGTGCTGGATTCGGGATGCAACAGTGGGAGGTCAGGCACTCGTGTTGTGGGACGTTTCTCACGGCCTCACAATTGTATCCCAGCTCGGTTCTATTTTTACGACCAGCTCGCCGTCCGCTACCGAGATTCAACTTTCAGTTGCAGGATCATCACCCTACTACGTTCAAGCAATCGCGGGCGCAACTCGCAACGGCGATTCCCTGAGCATCTCGGCAATCAACAATCAATAACATGACCACCAACGAAGCACTCCAAAACCTATACGCAGCCAGCCGCCAAGCGCCATTAAAGGCCGACGATCACGATTTGCTACGCAAGTGCGCCGAACAGATTGCCGAGGCTTTAAAGCCAAAGGAACCGAAAGCCGAATGAGCGGGACGGCGGACACGAATTGGCGCAGCTACGTTGGTCCGAATGACGATGGACTCACGGTTGACTCAGCCGAGTGGCAGGCACCGCTCGACCCTGAGAACTGGGACGACTTGGTAAAGTGCTCGAACTGCACCGGGCTCACGATTAGCGGGCTGACGATTCCAGCGGGCCGTGAGGACTCGATTGATTGCGTGCGCGGCTCCAATTATACGGTGCAGAACTGCACGGTTCATGGCTCGCTTACGATCAAGGGCGCAATCAACGGCTTCACGCTCTACGGCTCGGTCGTGAGCGGAACGATTGAGCTGGGGCAGTATGACAACTATTGGGAGCCGTGCTGCGCTCCGACGCGCAACGTCTCCATCCTGGACTGCACTTCACCGGACGGCTCGCCGATTCGCGTCAAAGTCTGGGACGCCGAAGTGCCGTTTGTCCGAAATACGAACGTGAAGATTGCCAAGGTGCCGAAGTGGGTCTGGCTTCCTTACTTTCTGTTCCGCCGTTTGACGAATCCAAGGAGGGTATAAGCCATGCTTGATCTTCTCACCAACGCACTCGGCGGCGGCGCACTCGGTGTCTTGCTTCGCATAGGCAACGGTTTCTTCGAGAACTACAAAGCGGGGCAGGACCACAAGCGGAAGCTCGAAGAGGCGCGAGTAATGGCCGAGATCGCGGCCAACAAAGCGCAATGGGATGCGTTCACCGCGAGCCAACAAGCGGCGACGCCTCCGGCCAATATCGCAACGTGGACTGCGAACGTCATCACGTTGTTTCGACCGGCCATCACGTTTCTTTTGCTGGTTCTCGTGACGATTGTATTTTTCCGCGTCACCGAAACCGAGCAGGCCGAGATGATCGACGAGATTCAATTTTGCGCCTTCAACTGCATCGGCTGGTGGTTCGGAGACCGCATGACTCGCAAACGATGAACCCGACGCACGTTAAAGACATCGCCACCGCTTCGACTCCCGTCGTCGCCTTTACCTCGCTTTCGCAGGTGAACGACGTGGCGGCGCTCATCGGGACGTTGCTGGGCATCGCGTTCCTGCTTTGGCGCTGGAATCGCGAGGCGAACAAGGAGCCGTGATTTGACGGCCATCGCTTAGGCGATGGAACCCGTTATTACATTCTCAGCCTCCGCCGGCGTCATCGATGCCGAAGCCGGCATCATTCGCGGCGTCTCGTTGATCACCAAGGGACCGGCGCTGGGCCACGGCGTCATGATTGACGACAAGACACTGGAGCAGGTGAAGACCGCCGCCGAGCAATACGAGGGCGGGCTCAAGGTAAAGCTGAACCACAGCGGCGGAGCAGGCGACATCGTCGGGTACATCGACGCGCTGCGAATCAGCGGGGAAAAGCTGCTCGGCGATTTGCACCTTCTGCAAACCTCGCCTCATCGCGCTTACATTTTGGAGATCGCAGAGAGAATTCCCGACACGTTCGGGCTCTCGATCGCGTTCTCGGGTCCGTCGGAAAAAAGCACGGACAGCCTCACGACTTTGCAACGGTGCTCGGAAATCTACTCGGTCGATCTCGTCAGCGAACCCGCTGCGAACCCGAACGGATTTTTCGCGCGCAAACTCAAACAATTTGAGAGCGACGACGGCGAGTATCCGAACGCAGAAATCAAAATCGAAATTCCTATGAACGACGAAATGAAGAAAGCCATCGAAGGCATGATCCAGTCTGCCATGATGAGCATGAATGAGAAGGTCGCGAGGCTCGAAGCAGCTCTCGCTCCGAAAGAAGACAAGCCTGCCGCCATGAGCGCGCAGAACGAAGTCGTGCAGCTCGCCGCTAACACCGCCGCGCTCGCCGCAGTCAAAGAATTTGCCAAGTCCTTCGGTGCGCCAGCCGCTCCGATTGCCTCGGCCGAAGCAGTCAAACCAGTCGCAAAGGTCGAGAAGTTCGAGGACGTCGTCGCCGCCAAAGCCGTTGAGTTAAAGGGCGACAAATCCTCGGCCATCACCTTCGCGATCAAAAACCATGCCGACCTCTACGCTGCCTACCGCGCACGCGTTCAAGCCGGCGAACTCGTCAAACTCTAATCTAAAACTACCATGGCAACTTCCTACCAAAACAGCGGCAGTTTTGTCGCTAATTCGGCCATCACGGCCTTCCGGCTCGTAAGTATCTCAAGCAATAGAGGCGTGGGTCTTTCCGCCACCGCTTCTCTGCCTGACGGCGTGGCAACGATCGACGCTGCAAGCGGCGACCTCGTCACCGTTCAGTTCCTCGGCGGCAACACGGTGAACGCAACCCTGCTCGCCGGTCCAGTCACCGTTGGCGATACGCTCTTTAGCGTCGCGTCCGGCCAAGTGGCAATCACCGGGACGATCACCGTTGGCAAATCTCTCAGCACCGCGTCCGACGCCGGTGCGATCATCGAAATGATTCCGAAGAATCTCTAACCCTTAAAAAATAAATTACCATGTACAGCAATTCAGCAGCAATTTTCCGTGGCGACATCGCCGGCGTAGTTGAGCAGGCGAAAGACTTTGAGGCCGGTTTGATCGGTACCGCCGTCATGCCAATCCTCGACGTCCCAGTTCGCTCCGGCCAATATCCGTCCTTCGTTTTGAAGGAAGGTCAGCTCCTCAAGAGCGACATGAAGACCCGTTCGCCTTACAGCGCCTACGCTCGTGGCACTCGCGCCTTCGTCCAAGACACATACACGGCTCTCGAATACGGTTACGAAGAGGCAGTGGACGACACCGTCACCCTCGACGTTGCTCGCTTCTTCGACGCCGAAGTCATCGCCGCCAAACTAGCCAAGCGCAAACTCCTGCTCGCGCACGAGCTTCGCGTCGCTGCGAAAATCTTCGACAGCGGCACGTTCACGGCGACCAATAGCTCAGTGGCATACACGACCGGGAACCTGGCGACCTTCGATGTCGGCGCTGACGTTCAAGAAGCTCTCGACCGTTTGCTTTCCAAGGGCGAATCGACCACGAACACCAAGGTCGTGATTCCTTACCCGGTCTGGACCCGCATCCGCGCCAGCACGAAATTCCAGAACCGCCTTCGCGGCACCGGTCTTTCGACTGACACGATCCTGAACGCCAGCACCCAAGCGGCCGCCGAAGTCTTCGGCGTCGCCGAGGTTCTGATCGGTCGCGCTTCCTACGACCAAGCACCCGAGGGCGTTGCCTTCTCCGCTGCAAATGCGTGGGCCAACACCTTCATCTGGGTCGGCTCGGTTACGCAGGCCGGAGCCGGCTACTTCGGCGGCGGCGCTGGATTCACCCTGAACTGGTCCGAATATGGTCCAGCCATCGGCGTATCGACCTATCGCGAAGAGGCGATCAAGTCGAACATCGTCCGCGCCTCGCAATACACCGCCGAGAAGGTGGTCAATGCGAACGCCGGTCAGCTTATTTCGACGCAGTATTCCTGATCTTAACTAGGTTCGGAAAACAGCCTCACGCTTCACGGCGTGGGGCTTTTTGTTTTGACCGGTCCGAGCGATCAGCAAGACCAGACGCACACACCACAACGACCATGATACTTTCCCTTTGCGTTATCGCTGGAAACGAGGCGGCACAAATCGGCGCGATGCTCGACAGCTTCGACGGCGTGATTGACGAGGTCTCACTCGTCCGCGCCATCGGCTCGCAGGAACCGGACAGCACCGAGCAGATCGTGCGCGACTGGTGCTTGCAGCACTCGGTCGGATTCGTGTTCTCCGAATACAAGAACGGCGCCACGGCGCAGGCGTGGAAGCACGTCGATTCGTTCGCCCGAGCACGCAACCAAGCGTTCGCGCAGGCGTGCGGCGACTGGCTTATCTGGGCCGACTGCGACGACGTGATTGCGGAGGCCGAGAAGCTGCGGGACAGGCTCGCCGAGCTATCGGACGACGTGCTCATGGTTCGTTGTCCTTACGACGTGCGCGGCACCGGGAAAAAGCTTCACCGCGAGCGGATCGTGCGGCGCAGCGCATTTGCAAGCGGTCGCATCTGGCATCACGACGTGCATGAGAACCTGCTCCTACTTCCGAACGACCGTCATTTCGATTGGTCAACGCCGGTCTGGCACCATCAACCGATTGCGATCAAGCAGCACAACCGCAAGCGCAACCTCGCGATTCTCGGTCGCAGCGTGGCCGAGTCCGCCACTCAGTATTTTTACATTCACCAAGAGCACTACTGCGCGGGCAACAAGACGGCGGCGGAGCAGTTCGGCCGCATCGCGCTCAGCTTTCCGAACCTCGACGATTCGTTCCGCTACGAGGTTGGGCTCAACCTTGCGCGGCTCGTAGCTTCCCGGCGAGAGGCGATGCAGTTCGCAATGTCGGCGCACGGCGTTTTCCCGTGGTGCCGCGAGGCCATCGCGTCGATTATCCTGCTCTCGTTCGAGCGCAACGACGGCAAGCGAGCGAGCTTCTGGGCGTCGCGGATGCTCGCGCTTCCCGAGCCGAACGAGAAAGACCGTCCGTGGACTCACGAAGTTAAATGGTATGGCTGGGCCGGTCACGATCTCGCTGCGCGGGCCTATCGTCTCGCCGGCCAACTGAGCGACGCGGCGGCGTTGCAGCTCGTGTTTCACAAGCACACCCAGCCAAAGATCCGGCTGACGCAAAAGACGCTCGGCAACTCGACCAAATCGGTTGCGTTCCGTGACGCTTGGCTCTCGACGGCGGCGCAGCCGGAGCGCATCGAACACCGCTTTCTCGTGCGTGCCGACGATGTCGAGACGATGGGGATGGCGAAGCAATTCCTGCACGACGTAGGCGAGCCGAGCGCAGCCGAGCCGGGCGTGATTCAGATCAACGCCGAAGACGGCATGGTTGCGCCGCACGGCTGGGACGAGCGCATCCTTGCGAGCGGCTGCACGCTGATCGACGCGGAGAACATCGAGCAAATTCTGGGAGCAAAAAAAGCATGATTCCCGAGCCGGCCATTGTCGTCTGCACGACTAACGCACGCTGCCTCGACGTGCTTAAGGCGTCGGTCAAAGCCTACGTGCCGCGCAACATTCGCACCTACTATTTCCACGGCGTCGGCGCGACGTTCGGCGAGGCTTACAACCACGCGGTAGGCATCGCGTTCAAGGAGCACGACGAGCTGGTCATTTGCAACGACGACATAGTGTTTACACCGACGACGTGGCGGATGCTTCTGGCCGACGTTGCGCTGCTCAAGGAGGCCGTCGCCGATCTCGGCTACGTCGCAGCCAGGTCGGACTACGCGCGAGGCGCGCAGAACATTCGTTCCGGCACCGGGCGATTGGATTTTCTGCGGTTCAAGAGCGAGCGCAGCATTATCGAGACGCCGGTCATCGCGCCGATTTGCGCGTGGATTCACCGCGACGCGTGGGTCGATTTTCCGCCGATCAACTGGTTTTCCGATGACGTGCAATGCGCGGACATGAAGCGCCGGCACTTTGTCTCGCGGTCCTACGTGCATCACGTCGGCTCTCAGACCTGCGGCAACGACGCGGCCAAGTGCATGGCCGATGCCGAGCCGTGGCTGAAAGCAAACCGGCCAGCGATGCACGCGCAGCACTTCGGCACGGTTTGACGATTCTCGCAATAGTATGGCCGCCGTCCGAGACTTCGACCCGACTCAGCTGAACTCCGATTTCTCGGCGATACTCGCGCAGGCCGGCGTCTCGTTCACGTATCAGGGCGCAAGCATTACGGGCGTCTGGTCAGCCTCGCGCAACGCCTTTGCCGATTTCGAGGACCAACGCAGGGACGATTCGCGGTTCACCGTGTTTCTGCTCACGACGAGCGTAAGCGCCGTTCCGCAGGTCACGCAGACGCTTTCCCGAGCCGGCATCACCTATTTCATCGACCGAGTCATGCTCGACGCCGAGGGCGCGGGATGTGAACTCGAAGTGCAAAAGTCGATATGATCGAGATCGAGGCAAAGTTTAGCCGGCTTGAATATCAGTTGGCGCGGCTCGCGCTTGCGGCAAAAGTGGACCTTGGGCAAGTCATCAAGGAGGAGGCGAAATACGCGATCCAAACCATCGTCAAATTCACGCCGCCCAAGAGCAAGCAGCAGGGCGCGAACGCGGTGCGGGCTGACTTTTCGAGACTGGCAGAGCCGCTCGTTTACCAAGACTTACAGGCCAAGGCGACCAAGGGCGGATTCTACACATCGATGGCGCGTTACGTGCGCAACCGACAGGTCGAGAAACTGCGGGCGCTTCTGCGCAATCCGAAGCTCTCGCACTATTACGGGATGCGACTTTTGGAGAACGAGGACGCGCTGCGCCTCGAGCATCGGCGCAAACAAAACGCTCGCGGGAGAATCACCGTAAAGCCGGACCAACTCGCGTTCGGCAGCGACTTCAAAAAATACCGCAACGAGATCGAGGGACGCGTCGGCTGGACCGTCTCGGGCTGGAACTCATCGGCAAAAATCACCGGTGCGCGATACAAGAAATTCAGCGACAAGCTCAAGCCGCAGGCGAGCGGCAACAAGCTGTTTGGCTCGGTGCAATCGAGCTTTGGTCCGCAGCCTTTCATCAAAGCGACGGCGCACAACGTGAAGATCCCAAATTATCAGCGCATGATCGACGGCGCGATCAACTCGCGGATCAAAACGACCACGAAGAAAGTCGCCGCAGTTCTCGCCAACCGCGCCGTCAATCTTGGCTTCACCCGCGTCGGCGGCGCGATGCCAATCAAAACAGCAGCATGAGCACCCGCACAAACATCCGCAACGCCACCGCCAACGCTTTGACCGGCGCTCTCGTCGTTCCGACCGCGAACATCCTGCGAGGCAGGAACAACACGATTGCGAGCATCAGCTTCCCGGCCGCAGCCGTTTACGCGGTCAGCGAGCAAATCGAAGTTCGCACACTCGGGCCGAGCAACCGCACGCAATACAGGCAACTGCAACTCGTGGTGGACTACTTTATTGCCGAAAGCGGCACCTACCTGATCGACGACCTTTTCGACACCGGAAGCGCAGCGGTCGAAGCTGCCGTGCTCGCGGACGTTACGCTGGGCGGGCAGTGTCAGGACCTGCATTTGACGTCCGTCGAATATACGATCGAGCCAGACGAGGACCGGCGCTTCGGCTCGGCTCGGCACACTTTCAACTGCATCTATTTTTCAACCGACTAACCTCATTTTATGGCAACCAAACTCGGCCGCGAAGGCCTAATCAAATTATCCAGCACGACCATCGGCGAGCTGCGCAACTACGCTCTGACCCACACCTCCGACACCGTAGAAGATTCGGTCATCGGCGACACCTACCGCACCCGGCTCGCATCAATGAAATCGTTCTCGGTTTCTGGCGACCTTTACTGGGACGAGACCGACGCCGGCCAGCTCCTCATCACCATCGGCTCGCAGGTCACGCTCAACCTTTACCCAGAAGGCGGAAGCACCGGCGACGTTTACTATTCCGGCGCCGCCATCGTGACCCAGTTCAACGTCTCCGCGTCATTCGACGGCATTATCGAGGGCTCGATCGCCTTCGAGGGCAACGGTCCGCTGAGCACCCTGACGGCTTAATTTCGCAGGCAAAACACACAACACACACATGGACGCAATCGACCTCGTAAGAGAACATTTCGCTTCACTCGGCACGCGCAAAATCGACGTGCCAGAGTGGAAGCTCGTCGTGCACGCAACGCCGGTCACGCTTTCCGAAAAGAACCGGCTTTATCGTCGCAGCAAAGAAAACGACATGGAGCTTTTGGTGGACATCCTTATTATGAAGGCCACCGACGAGCACGGCGTGAAGCTGTTTACGATTGAGCACAAGCCGACGCTGTTGAACAAGGCGGACAGCAACGTCGTCGGCCGCGTCGCAAACGCCATTCTCGCCGATGACGCGCCGAAGGTGGACGACCTAAAAAACTGATTTACGGCGGGGAGGCGGCAGACCTCCTCGCCGTTTACGCGCTCGCGGATCGTCTGCACAAATTTGCCCACGAAGTGCTCGCCATGCCGGCTCAGGAACTGACGGGCTGGCTTGCCTACATCGAATACCAAAACCGAAAACTAAAACAACATGGCTGAGGCATCATTCATACTGCGGGCGGTCGATACGACGAGGGCGGCTTTTGCGAGCGTGCAGAACTCGCTTTCGAAGCTCCAGAACAGCTCAAAGGTAACTGGTTCAGTGTTCAAAAAAATGTTCAACGCGGAACAGATCGGAACTGCTTTTGCAACCGCTCTCGGCGTCAACATCCAAAACATCACCGAAAAGATTGCGCGACTCATCAGCGGAACGTCTGCGGAACAAGAGGCGTTATCCAACGAAGGCATTGCGTTGCAGGAAAAGCTAGGAGCAGCGCAGATGAGAAACTTTGAGGACAGATTGAGCGACGAGCAGATGCTTTTGAAACTGGAACGAGATCGCAGCAAATTTGAATCCAAGGTCATAACCGACCAAAGCCAGACACTCGGAACAGAGGGCTACAACGAGGCGCTGCGGAACCAGATCGCGCTCGAAGAAACCATCAAAAAGCTAACCGACTTCAAGGCTGCGACTCAGGCAAAACTCACCGCCGAAAACGAAGTGTATCAAAAGTCGCTGGAAGATTTGGGCCGCGCTCAAGCCGCAATCTATTCGGGCGAGGCTTTGTCCCTTGGCGAAAGAATCTCCGCTCTCAGGGCGCAGGAGTCGGCCATCATGGGCAAAATCGCAAAGGCGGATATGAGCGACTTAAAAAAGCGCACCGAGTTAAACAACGAACTGGTGCTGGTCTTGCAAAAGATCGCTCCGCTATTGGATGAACAGGGGCGGCTCAGCATGGAAGCCGGCAACCTAATCGCCCAAGGCTTCGAGGACGCAATCCTCAGCGGGCAAAAGCTCGGCGAGGTTGTTCGCTCACTCGGTCGCGATTTGGTTCGGCTGGTGTTCAGCCAACTTATCACGCAACCACTCGCAGCCGGCATCGGAGGCGCAATCAAAGGCGCGTTCGGCTTTCGCGCAATGGGCGGACCCGTCGCCAGCGGCTCGCCCTACGTCGTCGGCGAAAAGGGACCGGAGCTGTTCGTTCCACACGCCAGCGGCACCATCGTACCGAATAACAAGATGGGCGGCGATAGCGGTTCGGGCAGCGGAAGTGTCACCGTGAATTACAACATCGCGGCCGGCGTCTCGCGGGCTGAACTCGCTCCGATCCTCGAACAAGAGCGACGGAGGCTGAAGGCCGAGATTCCCGACATGGTTCGACGCGGCGGCGGATACCGCGCAGCCTTCGCCTAACCCTCATGGCCATCACCTACCCACTCACGCCGCCAAGCCCGTTTAACCTCTCGCGCTTGTCGCTAACGGGCGTTTCTGCGACCTCGCGCAACACGTCGCCGTTCACGCTGCAAACCCAGCAATACAACTGGCCGGGCCAGGCCTGGCTCGGCTCCGTCGATTGCCCACCCATGAAGCGGGCGGACGCGGAAACCATCATTTCGTTCCTACTCGCGGCGCAGCGCGGCACGTTCTATTTCCAAGACTACGCAAATCCGTCGCCACGTGGGAATATTACCGGCACGCTGACTGTTTCGAGCGCGACCGCAAACGGCACGACGCTCACGTTCGGCGGAGCTACCGGCAACTTCGAGGTCGGCGACTGGCTGCAAATCAGCACCTCGCTTTACAAGGTCATTAAGTGGAACGCGAGCAACAGCGTGGACGTTTTCCCGGCTCTACGCAAAAGCTACGCGGGCGGCACGTCGATCACCTACGCCAACGCCAAGGGCGTCTTCCGCCTCGCGTCACCGAGCACCGAGTGGGCTATCGGCGAGGCGAGCATTTACGGCGTGGGCTTTGCGATCATCGAGGACGTCGAATCATGAGCATCACCACCGCAGGCCGCTCGCTCTCGGCCAATATGGTCACCGAGGTCAGCGCGTCGCAGCTCTCGCCGATCTTGCTCGCGTCGTTTTCGTTCTCGACGCCGGTGCGGCTTTGGAGCGGTTACGGGACGATCACCGTTGGCAGCGTGACTTATCAAGGCATCGGCACACTCGGGACAATCTCGCCGGTCGAAGAGACGACCGACCTCTCGGCGCGGGGAATCAACTTCCAGCTCTCGGGAATTCCTAGCGCTTACGTCTCGCTTGCGCTTACGGAGAATTACCAAGGCAAAGCATGCTCCGTGCTATTCGGCGCACTCGACGCGACCGGCGCCATTGTCTCCTCGCCCGTCACGATCTTCGCCGGCCGCATGGATGTTATGTCGGTCAACGACGACGGCCAAAACGCGACGATAATCATGACCGCCGAGAACAAGCTCGTGGACTTTCGCCGTCCGCGTGAAGTGCGTTATACGCACGAGGAGCAGCAGAACCTTTTCTCGACGGATCTCGGATTGGAATTCGTGAACGCGATTCAGGAAAAACAAATCTACTGGGGCAACGCGAAGCTCGCGGCACCGATTCGGGACGGCGGAGACGAGAGCGAGTCAACCTCTTACATGTGACCATGCCAGCACGTCGCGACAACTGGCCGGACCTGCTGGCGCAATTCATCGAATCGCGCCGCTATCAACCTTTCGCGTGGGGCGCAAACGATTGCTGCTTATTTGGGGCGAACTGGATTGATCTTTGCACTGGAATCGACCCGGCGGCGCGTCTGCGCGGCACCTACAACAGCGCGCTTTCTGGCGTCCGCGTGCTCGAAAAACACGGCGGTCTGATCGGAACTATCCAAGCGCACATGGAGCCTCTAGGATTCAAGCCAATCGGCCAAGGATTCGCTGCCCGGGGAGACATTGCGGTGCGCGATTGTGGCAACGGTCCAACTATGACGATCGTGATAGGCTCGAAAATCGCTTATGTCGGGAAGGACGGTCTTTTATTCGCTGACTTAAACGACAGCGCGGAAACGCGTTTCTGGAAAATCTAAACATGCCACAAGGGATTATCTTCGCCGCCGCAAAAGCAGTCGCGGGTGCAGCATTAAGCATCGGCGTTACAACGTCGGCAGCCGTTGCGACCGCGATCGGATACACCGTCTCTTTCATCGGAGTCATCGGCGCATCAATGGCCGCGTCTAAACTGCTCGCGCCGAAGATGCCGAGCTTCTCGGACTCGTCGCTCTCGGACCGGTCGCAGTTGGTTCGCAATCCAATCTCGGCGCGGACGATTGTTTACGGCAAATGCCGAGTCAGCGGGACAATCGTTTACCTCAGCACGACGGGCACCAAGAACGAATACTTGCACATCGTCTTGACGCTCGCCGGCCACGAGGTCGAAGCGATTGACGAGGTGTATTTCAACGACGAGCTGGTGCCGCTTACCGGCACAAGCAACACTCCCGACGCTGGCTCGTTCTACAACGGCGTTGCCCGCATCAACAAAAAGCGCGGCGTTCCCGGCGATCTTGCTGACGCGGATTTGATTTACGATACAAACAACCCGCCTCTGGCCAACGGTCGCTGGACCTCGGACCACACGCTCTCTGGCATCGCCTACCTTTACGTTCGCCTGACGTGGGACGCCGAGAAATTCCCGAGCGGGATTCCAAACATCAGCGCCGTCATTCGCGGCAAGAAGGTGCTTGATCCGCGCACGGCGACAACCGCCTATTCCGCCAACGCTGCGCTCTGCTTGCGCGACTACCTCACCGACACGTCGCTCGGCATGGGCATGACCGCAGCCGAGGTGGACGACACCGCTTTCGGCGTCGCTGCAACCATCTGCGAGGAACAAGTTCAAATCCTTCCGCTCTCGCCGACGGTTTACGAAAACCGCTACGAGGCCAACGGCGTCATCGTGACAAGCGCATCGCCCGACGAGAACATCGGCAAGCTCCTGAGCGCAATGGGCGGCCTGATCGCCTACACGGGCGGCCGCATCGTTCCCTACGCGTCCGCCTACCGCATCCCAACGGTGACGTTGACCGAGAAGCATTTCGTGGGACCGCTTAACGTGCAGACGCGAACGAGTGCACGCGACCGCGTGAACTCGGTCAAAGGCGTTTACGTTTCGGAGACGAACAACTGGCAGGTGACGGACTTCCCGACGATTAGCTCGGCCACCTACGTCACCGCCGACAACAACAACGTGTTTTTTCGGGACGTTGTGCTTCCGTTTACCACCTCGCCTAGCTGCGCTCAACGGCTGGCGGTGCTTGAGCTGCGCCGCGCTCGGGAGGAAATCACGTTCTCGGCTCGCTTCCGCCTCGAAGCGATGCAGGTCCGCGCCGGGGACACGGTCATGATTACCAACGAAAAGCTCGGCTGGTCGTCGAAGGTGTTCGAGGTTATGGAGTGGAACTTCGCAAGCGACGGGACGCCGCCGCAGGTGTTCATCGACATGACTCTGCGGGAGACCGCTTCCTCGGTTTACTCGTGGACCGTCTCGGACGAAATCGCCGTGCCGGACTCGCCGAACACGACGTTGCCAGATCCGTTTACGCTCGGCGCTCCGACGAATCTTGCACTCACCGCAGACGGCACCACGCAGTTTTTGCAGGCGGACGGAGCAGCCATTCCGCGCATCAAAGTCGCATGGACGGCACCGGCATCTGAATTCATCCAGTCGGGCGGCTCGGTTGTCATCGAATACAAGCCAGCGGCGAGCACGACTTATCTGACGTGGGCGCGAGTCGAGGGAGCGCAGACCGAGGACTTCATTTCGTCTGACGTGCAGATCGGCACCAACTACAATGTGCGGATTTACGGGGAGAGTTATTTTGGAATTACGACGACGTATGTCAGCGGGTCGATTACGGTCGCCGCAAGCACGACACCGCCGACTGCTCCAGCTTCAACAAGTCTTTCGTCGGACGGCGTAAAACCACTTTTGATTACCGGAGTGTTTGCCTTCGGAGTCATTGCAAAATGGACCGCAAATACCGAAGCAGATTTCAGCCACTACGAGATTAAAGCCACGATAACAGACAGCGATGCGGCAACCGATTTCTCGTGGGCGGTCAACGGAGTGAGCAACCGACTTGAAATTATTTACGAGGCTCAGTGTGCGCTTTACAATCTGACGAACGGAGTCGGCTACGTTCGCGTGCGCTCAGTCAATCGCTCCGGCGTCGCTTCCGCTTTTGTTCGCATCGGCAACGCGAATTCTTCCAGCAACCTCGGTCTAAACTTCGGCACGGCGACGCAGACAATCGCAGCCGGCGACGACACCCGAATCACCGGCTCAGCTCAAAAAGCCTCGAACCTCTCGGACGTCGCCAGCCCGTCTGCCGCTCGCGCCAACCTCGGGATAAATCGTTTTTCGCACGTTCAGAGTCTCACAGGCGGCTCACCGACCGAAACGTTCACGTTTACGCACTCGCTCGGCACGACACAAAACTACGTGCTTGCCTCGTGCGTTGACCCGGCGAACGACCTGCTCATCGCGCACGACTACGCGGCGGCGGGCAACAACTCGAACGACACGGTCTTTCAAGCCGCGACCATTGACGGCTCAAACATCTCCGCAGGCTCTCGGCGCTTTACGATTCACTTCGTCCAATGACCAAAAACGCGCAACGCTTCATCGTCGTCAGCGACAATCACGGCGACATGGCGGACGTTGCGAGCGTTGACGCGCTTTGGTCTTTCATCTCGGACTGGAAACCGGAGATCAGAATTCACGCGGGCGACAACTTCGATTTCCGCAATCTCCGCAAAGGCGCGAGCGACGATGAAAAGGCCGCGTCACTTGCCGAGGACTGGGAGGGCGGCGCCGATTTCCTGCGGCGCTTTTTTGACGGCGGGAAGTCGAAGCACTTTTTGCGCGGCAACCACGACGAGCGGATTTACGATTTCCAGAACAGCGCGACGGGCATGATGCGCGATTATGCGCGGGACGGAATCAAACGGCTTGAATCCATCGTGAAAAAGTCCGGCGCAAAAATGCTGCCTTACGACTCCGACCTCGGCGTGCTCGATCTTGGGAAGCTCTCGGTCATTCACGGCTACCACGCGGGCGTCGGAGCGTGCCGGATGCACGCGAACATTTACCGCAATTGCATTTTCGGGCACGTTCATACGATCGAGTCTGCTCCGGTCTCGGCACGCGAACCGGCCGAGGCGCGGAGCATCGGGTGTCTTTGTCGAAAGGACATGGACTATATCAATAAGAAGACCGGTAAACTACGTTGGGCGCAGGGCTGGGCCTACGGTATTTTATTTCCAGACGGAACGTATCAGCTTTTCCAGACACGAAAAATCAACGGTCAATTTTATGCAGCCAGCGAAATCAAAACCTACGGCGGCTGACGACTGGGCGCACGAGCTGCAAGCGCTTTTGGTTCAAAAGGAAATCCGACCACCGGGCTCGGGCTGGCTCTGCTCGTCGGAGGTTTCGGCAAAACTAAAAATTTCTCGCTGCCAGGCTCGAAAGAGTCTGCGCCGAGGATTGAAGCTAGGCGTGCTCGAAAAGTTCGAAGGCACGAAAAACCAAGGCGCACGGGCCTACCATTACGTCTGGTATAGGAAAAAGAAGCGCACGTAAGTTGTTGAGCGTTAGCGGTCTCGGTTTCTATGTGCGATTTATCGCACATTTTTCTTCACATCGCGGGGCGGATGTGTATGTTTTTCTCATCGGAGGGAATTAACCCGACGACAAAATCAAAAATGACCAACACGATTCAAGCAGGACAAACCCTCAAGGCTCGCAGCGTTTGCGATTACGGCTGCATCTTTTCGGTGGAAGTGATCGAGCGCAAAGGCTCCTTCGTCACCCTCAAAGAGCAGGGCAACGTGAGCCGCAAAAAGGTAATGACCGACGACCAAGGCGAATACGTTTTTGCGCTCGGCAAATACTCGATGGCTCCGATCTTCCGCGCATGAGCCCGACCACCGCACTCACAAACGCGCTGATCCTCGCGATCACCGCGCCCGATCAAGCTCGCGCCGACCGCGCAATCGCTCTCGCCGAATCTATCGGCGCGGGCTGCACGAAGCGCCAGGTCGAGACCGCCAAGCGCAACGCAGCCAAACTCACCAAATGAAACTCGCTGCTCTCCTCCTCGCGCTCTGCGCCACCGCGCACGCCGCTCCACCTGATAGCTTCTTCCGCGCTCTGCACATCGTCGAGACCTCCGGCCGCACCGGTCCGATCATCGGCGACAACGGCAAGGCGCTGGGACCGCTCCAGATCCACCGCGCATACCACGCTGACAGCCGCGTTGCGGGCGATTACAGCCGCGTTGCGGATCTTGAATACTCGAAGCGCGTCGCGACCGCCTACCTCAAGCGCTACGCTCCGGCGGCGTGGAAGGCGGGCGATGTCGAGGTGCTGGCGCGCGTGCACAACGGCGGTCCGAGAGGTCATCTCAAGCAGGCGACCAAGGGCTACGGCGTGCGGGTCAAGGCACTTTCCAAAAAATGAACTCACTCGACCAATCCAGCACCCTTGCGCCGACTCCTCGCACGGATGCCTCAGAACGAAAAATGTATGAGACGAGACCTCATGATTACTATGTCGAGCAAGCACGCATAAAACTTGCGAGAGAACTCGAACGTGAAAGCGATTGTTACCGAAAAACTCTTGAAGAAATCGCCAACGCAAAGGGCTTCGAAAACGTAGGAAACTGGGCTCGAAACAAAGCCAAGGCTGCACTCTCCAAAAAATGACCACCGATCAACCCACACCGCGCACCACCGCCACGCCGCGCACGGACGCGGCACTCTATCCAATGAACGGGGTGGATATTGTTTGGCCTGAGTTCGCCCGCATCCTCGAAACCGAACTGGCCGAAACCGAACGCCTGCGCTTTGGTGCCGATGCGGACCGCCGCCGCCTCCGCGCCGAGGTGGAGCGGTTAACGGCCAAAATCGGAAACCAAGCGGATAGGATACGCTACCTTGAAGGCGCGACCAACCACGCCACTGGCACGCCGCTATCGCAAGCCATCGCTCGCGCCGAGAAAGCCGAGGCCGAACTCGCCGACTGGTCCGTGCTCAACCTCTGGGGCGGCACGCCCGAAATCGTTCACGAGTTCATCAAGGGCCAGCAGACGCGGATTCACCACTGCCAAGACCTTGAGGCCGAACTCACCGCGCTTGCGGCCGAGCGCGACAGCCTCCGCGCCGAGCTTGCCGACGAAAAGAATCTACACACCCAAACGCGCACGGTCGTTGAAGAACTCAACACGATTTGCACCGACCTGAGAAACGCAGGCGGACCACCGTTTATCAGGAGCGAAGCGATCCGATTGCTGCGTGAAGATCAGGTCACGCTCCGCGCCGAGGTGGAGCGGTTGAAGAAGCAAATCAAGGACGACAATCGCAGTTACGGCTGCGAACTGCGCGACCCGAATGGCACAATTTGGGAGCAAGCGGCTAAGGACCACGCCCGCGCTTGCGCCGAACGCGCCTATGTGGAGCGGTTGAAGAAGCAAATTAGAGAGGACAACCTCGGTTACGCCTGCGAGCTATGAAGGAGGCCAGCAAATGAGCACTAGTTTACGCACAGATAACCAAGAATGGACTAACGCAACCGGAGAAAAGGTTGTATGGGCATCATTCGCCCGCACCCTCAAAACCGAACTCGCCGCCGAGCGCGAGAAGGTGCGCGTGCTGCGCTCTGCGCTGGAGCGTCGGCACGACGAACAGAGCTATTATTGCCAATACGTTGAAGACGCGCTCGCCGCGACGAAGGAGGATTCACGATGAGCACGCCCACCGCCACGCCGCGCACGGATGACGAGGAAACTCCACTTATCACTAACCACCGCGTCTCTGCGGAGACCTACAAGCGCATGGTTGACCTCGCCCGCGAACTCGAAACCGAACTCGCCCGCGAAAAAGAGAATCGAAACCTACTGATCGAAAAGGGCGCGAAGCTCGAAACCGAACTCGCCGCCGCGAAAGCGGAGTGCGAGGAGCTACTTAGCGTAAATGCAACGGGAGCCGAAAGGCTAAGGTTTGTGCTTGAAGAAAACACCCGCCTTCGCGCTCTGTTCCCTGCAATCCTCGCTGCTCTCAGAAATGGAGGGTGCTGCACGACGGACGTTAGCGTTGAGTTTTTGGAGTGTGTTCCCAACGAGGTCGCGTCGGTAGTATCCCGCCTCCGCGCCGAGGTGGAGCGGTTGACGGCCAAGATCGGCAACCAAGCCGACCGTCTCCACTACCTTGAAGGCGCGACCAACCACGCCACCGGCACGCCGCTATCGCAAGCCATTGCCCGCGCCGAGAAAGCCGAGGCTGACACAGCGCGGCTGGATTGGTTATGGGGCAACGCCGACGACATTTACTCGCACGACGGGCGCGTGCTGGTTTGGCTAAAAAGCCAAGAAATCCGCGCCGCCATCGACGCCGCCATGAAAGGCACGCCATAACTTTATGACCACCGAACAACACCTCGAACTTCTAACCGAGCTTCGCGCCATCCGCGCCGCTCTCGAAGCAAAGCCGCGCACGGCGCAAGCAACCGCAACCGCAACAACCGCGACGCCGGACACTCTGCCACTGCCAGCGATTGCAATTGCGGACGCGGGCTCGGTGCAAGTCCACTTCGGCAAAAACGCTGGCGTGCCGCTCTCGTCACTCAGCGACAAGCAACTCCTCTGGTATGGCACCGATCGTCCGGCGCAGCTCAAGAAGGACGGGACGCCATTCGCGCCACGCGAGGCCGACGTGCAGCTCCTCAACGCGTGCCGCACGCTCTGGCATCAGCGCAAGACGGGAGCAACGCAAGTCACGGCAAGCAAGACCTCCGAGCTTGCCAGCGAAGGCGCGGGCGAGGAAGTGCCATTCTGATCTTTGTCAGGAAACAAAACACACATGAAAAAACAAAACGTAATTGTCCGAACATACTCCGCTGGCGTTTTCGCTGGCGTTCTTAAATCACGCAAAGGCCGCGAGGTCGTATTGACCAACGCTCGTCGCATTTACTACTGGGCCGGGGCGGCTACGCTCTCGCAACTTTCTGTTGACGGGACAAGCAAACCAAATGAGTGCAAATTTCCGTGCGCCGTCTCGGAAGTCACTTTGCTGGAAGCAATCGAAATTTTGCCTTTGAGCGCAAAAGCAAAGGCGTCGCTGGATGCCGTAAAGGTCTGGGCCGAATGAGCACCCAGAAAATATCCGGCTCCGGCAGCGGCGACGGCTCCGGCTACGGCTCCGGCTCCGGCAGCGGCTACGGCTCCGGCTACGGCTCCGGCTCCGGCAGCGGCTACGGCTCCGGCTTAGGCAGCGGCGACGGCTCCGGCTCCGGCTTAGGCGACGGCTCCGGCTCCGGCTAACTTCTCGGCGGTTCCGAGCATAAACCCAACCCTACGACGCCGCTGGTGGCGGTGCGAAAATACGCCAGCAACTATTTCCCGAAACGGAAAACCCTCCGGCCAACGACGACCGGAGGGCAACACACGAAACACACACAACGATACAACATGGACACCAACGTAAAAACAGAGATCGCGGTCACAGAGACCGCCACCAAAGCACCGATTCAGTTCGGCCAACACGGCGTGCAATTGCAGAGCATCGACGAGGCTTTCCGCTTCGCTCGCGCCGTAGTCGCATCGGGCTGGGCACCGAAGGGGATGGAAAAGCCTGAGTCGGTCATGATCGCCATCCAGTTCGGCATGGAGATCGGGCTGACGCCGATGGCGGCGCTGCAAAACATGGCCGTGATTAACGGTCGCCCGGCGATCTACGGCGACGCGGCGCTCGCGCTGGTTCGCTCCAGCGGCCAGCTCGTCTCCTACAAGGAAACCGAGGTCGGCGAGCCGGGCAAAGACAGCCACGGCTTCACCGTGACGGTGCAGCGGAAGGGCTTCGATGCAGCCTCGGAGACGTTCACGATGGGCGACGCAAAGGCCGCCAAGCTTTGGGGCAAGGCCGGACCGTGGAGCGACTATCCGAAGCGGATGATGAAATTCCGCGCACGCGGTTTTCTCCTCCGCGATCAGTTCGGCGACATCCTCAAGGGACTGCGGACCGCCGAAGAAGCGCGGGACTTGCCCGCAGAGATCAACGTCACGCCGCTGGCTGAGAAGCTCGCGTCAGGACTGAGCGAGGCGATCAACAACTAATGAAACCACGCGAGAGAACATCAGGAATTCCGACCCGCCGCAAAGACGTGCACGTCGAGATCGCGAAACCGAAGCGCCGTCAGGTCGTGGACGAAACGACCTACAGCCGAAACAAAATGGGCATCGCCGTGGACAGTCGCGGGCGATTCATCGGCCGGCGCGACATCGAAAAGGGCGCGGCGCATTTTTGGAACTCACGAAGGAAAGTAACATGAACAACGACAACGAAATCAAAGCACACGCAATTATCAACGCGGCGACGGAACAGTTCCGAAGCCTGCTCGAAACGCATTTCAACTCCATCGGCAAGGCGGCGCAGGACTCGTTTATCGAGGACGAAAACGCGACCGAGCCGAAGGCCAAAGCCACGTTCGCCGTCGAGTGGGATGCGCTCGCAATGGCTCCGAAGGTCAGCGTCAAAGTCGGCTGGTCGGTCCGGTTTAAGGACGAGAGCGAGACGGAGATCGACCCGCTGCAATCGAAGCTGGGCTTGGAGGAAATCAAATGAGCGAGACCATCGAACAATACCACGCGAACCCGGCGATAAGTCACAGCAAGCTGGAGTGCTACCGGCGCAGGCCGGCGCTCTACTTCAAGAAATACGTCGCCCGCACATTGCCACCGCCGGAAGAGACGGGCGCGTTTCGCCTCGGCTCGGCGGTGCATTGCGCAATCTTGGAGGAAAAGGAATTCGCGTCGCGCTACATTCTGCGGCCGGACTGCGACCGGCGCACGAAGGAAGGCAAAATTCAGTTCGCCGAGTTCTCGGCTCAGCACGCGGATAAGACGCTGCTAGACGCCGACGAGATGGCTCAGGTCGTGGCAATGCGCGAGGCGGTGGCGGCGCATCCAATCGCGTCGCAACTGCTCTACGACGGCCACGCTGAGATGACGTGGCGCAAGGAGCAGCCGAACGCACTCGGCGCGCTGCAATGCCGCACGGACTGGTTCAGCTCGCTTGGCTGCGAAGTCAGCGAGTTTCAACCCTATGCGCTGGACATTAAAACCGTTGAGTCACTCGACAGCGACGCGTTCCGCAACTTCGAGCGGGCGGCGTTCTCCTACGGCTACCATCGGCAGGCGGGGTTTTATCTCCCGCTCATCAACGAGATTTATCAGCGGCCGGTCTCGCGGATGTATTACGTGGCGGTGGAAAAGTGCGAGCCCTACGGCGTCGCAGTTTACAAGCTGAGCGACGATGCGATTGCGCGAGGGCAAGACGAGAACATCGCAGACCTGGTGCGGCTCAAGCGCAGTCTGGAAACGAACGAGTGGCCGAACATCGAGCCGACCGTCCATGAGTTGAAACTGCCGGCGTGGTATGCGAAATGAAATCCAACCTCAAATATAACTGGAGAATCACGCTCGGAGCGCCGGGTCACTCCATCAGCGCGATCAAGTTCTGCACGATCGAAGAGGCGTTGCTCGCGGCTGACGAACTTGAAACCGAAGTGGATTGGCTCGTGACCCTTGTCGGCATCACCCGCGAAATATGAAAGAACTATTCGTCATCACCGTTGCGACCTCAGTCTGCACTAGCGCAATTTGCTTTTGGCTCGGCCACGCGCTCGGCAAACGACGAGGCCGAGACGAGCAATGGGTCAGCGACTACCTTGCTTACGAACGCAAAACACAGGCCGGCCGAGACAACCTCGGGCGGTTCAAAAAACGAAAGGCACCTTATGGTAAGATCAAAATCCCAGCACAACAAAACCAACTCTGAGATCGACCGGCGGCTGCTCGAAATGCAGTCACCTAGCGAGATCGTCCGAAACCTGCGCGGCGCGACGCTGAGCAATGTCCACGCGAGGGCGCGGCGAATGAATTTGGCGCTGCACCGCATCACGCAGGCCGAGCGGGACCATTTGCTCGTCAGGCGAATGGGGAGGACAGTTTGAACACCTTTATCTTTGGAGATCCGAAAGGCCAACCCCGAGCGCGAGCCTTTGCCCGCAAGATGGGTGCAAAGCACGTTGCGCGGATGTATGACAGCGACGTGGCCGACGCTTGGAAGCGCGCCGTGGACCTCGGGATCGAGCGCGAGCTAAAGGCGGCGGAGGTTCCAGTCGATCCGGTCGGCGCCTTCGAGTGCAAGCTGACGTTCTTTTTCCGCCGGCCGAAGTCGCACTACGGCAAGGGCGGACACGTGAAGGCCAGCGCGCCGGTCTGCCACGTCAGCAAGCCGGACGCGGACAACTTGGCGAAGCTCGTTCTGGACCGCATCACGCGGGGCGGGCGGATTTGGCGCGATGATTCGCAGGTCGCGAAGTTAAGCGTGCACAAATTCTGGGCGATCACCGACGCGAGGATCGGCGTTTACCTCAGCGTCGAGCGATTCGAGGCGAGCGAGGCTTGACGCGGGGAGCGGATACGATAAACAACAACTAGGCCGTAGAAAGCCTAAGATATGGAACCAAAAAATTACATCCGTCAGTCTGCGCGAGGCGTGTTTCATCGCCAATTTCTACCGCGTGGGCTGGCGGATGTTTTTTGATTATGACTACGACCCAAACAATTTATTCCGAAAAACTACGCGACCCCAGGTGGCAAAAGAAACGGCTTGGCGTTATGCAGCGAGACAAATTTGCGTGCCGTGATTGCGGAGACAGCAAGAAAAACCTGCAGGTCCACCATTGCTTTTACGCAAAGGGCGACCCTTGGCTTACAGAAGATCGGTTTTTAATGACCCTATGCTGCGACTGCCACCAAGATCGCGGCGAACTTGAACAAGACGCAAAGCGAGCACTCGGGATGATTTTTTCCCAATTACCAAACAACCAAGACAACCGCGCTTTGTTAAATTTCGTCACATCTTTGGTTCAACATACTGAGAGCAAAAGCCTACAGGTTATGGGCGATGACGAGATTCAATATGCGATTGAGTTTGGGCAAAAATTTGAGAGACAGAAAAAGGCCGCAAATGGAATGGCTTAATCTTAAAACCTCGACGCTCCACGCGACCGAATACATCGGCTCTGAGCCTCGCTCACGAGCCGCTTGGCTCAACGTGATACTCTGGTGCGCCCAACAAGAGAACGGCGGTCTGATTAAGAGCGCTCGAGGCTGGAAGGACAGGCAATGGCAACAAACTTGTGGCGTTACTCGTCGCGAAGTTGATTCAGCGAATCTTCTTTTGATCTGGAAAGGCGATTCTTTGGAGGTCTGGAACTACCCGGTGGACAAGGAGATGATAGTCAGAGAACGCCGAGAAATCGGCAAGACCGGCGGACTAAAATCTGGTCAGTCGAGATCAGCTAAACTTGCAGCAAATTCCAACCAAAACAACGAACCAAAAGGGCAAGCAAACGCTTCAACGGAAGGGAAAGGAATAGGAATAGGAATAGGAATGGAAGGGGAAAGGAAACCAGAGGGGCCGGTTCCCGGCGTTACCTTGGAACTGCAAGGCGATTTGCCGGGGCTTCCGCCTGAAAAACCCGCAAAATCAAAGCCGGGTCGCAATCTGCTCATGGACGCTCTCGCCGGCTGCGGAGGCGCTGACCCGCTGCAAGTAGTTGCCTCGGCTTGGTCAGGCATCGGCAAAGCGTTGGAAGAAATTCGCGGAGTTTGCCCAGACGTATGCCCAGACGAAATCACGCGCCGGGCGAAGAACTACCGGACGCACATGCGCGAAAGCGTTCTCACGCCGAACGCTCTCGCAAAGAACTGGGCGCTCTGCGACAAGCCGAATCAGTTTACCAACTCGGGTCAGAAGCCGGGCGGAACCTCAACCTACGAACTGGAGGCGCGCGCACATGGATACACGCTCTGAACCGATGCACATTTTATCGCTTGGGGCGGGCGTGCAAAGCTCGACGCTTGCGCTCATGGCCGCAGCGGGCGAGGTCACGCCGATGCCGGTCGCAGCGATCTTTGCAGACACGCAGGCCGAGCCGCAAAGCGTTTATCGCTGGCTGGACTGGTTGGAAGGTCAGCTCCCATTCCCTGTTTACCGCGTCACGGCGGGCAGTCTAACGGAGGGAGCACTAATGGTGCGAACAAACCCTAGGAAGGGACACGAATACGTTCGCTCAATCATTCCGGCATTTACGCTGAACCCTGACGGGACAAAGGGCATTGTCGGCCGGTCCTGCACGCGAGATTTCAAGCTGGCACCGATGTTCAAGAAAATGCGTGAGTTGGCCGGAATCACCAGAGGACAAAAAACACCGGGCGTCGTTTCGTGGATTGGCATAAGCCTTGACGAAGTTTCGCGCATGAAGCCTAGCCGGCTGGCTTGGGCACAAAACCGTTGGCCGCTCATCGAGCTAGAAATGACACGGCATGACTGCTTTCGGTGGATGAAAAACAAAGGGTTCCCGACGCCTCCGCGCTCGGCGTGCACTTACTGCCCGTTCCACTCGGACGTTGAGTGGCGCAGGCTCAAGAACGATTCGCCCGAAGATTTTGCCGCCGCCGTCAGGTTTGAAAAGGAACTGCAAGACCTACACGCTCCGGTCGGGCGCGGGCGCTTAGACTCCATTCCTTTTCTTCACGACTCACTCGTGCCGCTTGGCGAGGTTGATTTCAGCGAAAGCGACGCCACTGGCCAGTTCAAGTTTTTCAACGAGTGCGAAGGGATGTGTGGCGTATGAATCCCGTCGAACAACGCTCTGAAACACCATTCGGCGAAATCCAAGCGCGCAACGTCGCTCGTCTGACCGGGCTCAAGTGCGAATTTAATCCGGCGCAGCGAACGCGCTGGGAGACCCGGCTGGCGAACACCTGGGGCTCGGGAACCCGCGAAGAGTGGGAATTCGGCCAACCCGTCTGCCGGGGCTGCGCTCAGCATCTCGACGCGACGCCGACGCATCACGAGCTGCTTGGGTCGGTGGTCACGCTGCCCGTCTCGGTCTGCGATGACTGCATGGAGCTGGTCAGGATTCACTACGACGGGGCGGCGCACGAGCAGATGGCGACGAGCGCGACGCCGAAATGGGACGAGGCTTGCCCGGCCAAGCTCCGCGAGGCGATCTTTGGCGCTTTGCCGGCCAACGTGGACAGGCAGGCGTTCGAGCGGGTTAAGGCGTGGCGTCCGAGCAACGGCAAAGGCATCGCGATGAAAGGGCCGAGCGGCAGCGGCAAGACGACGGCATACTGGGCGCTTGCTCGCGAGCTTGAACGCGAGGGACGGGCACCGGTGACGCTCAACGCGGTTGAGCTGGGCCGAATTTTGAGCAAGGCCGCACGCGACATCGAGCAGGTCGAATGGCTTTGCGGCTGCGCGGTGCTCATGATTGACGACCTCGGGAAGGAGAAGAGCACGCCGGCGATGGCCGCGTTGCTCTGGGAGGTGCTAGACAAGCGCTACGGGCGCGGCTTGCCAATCGTGCTCTCGACGCGGTTCACAGGCGCGGAGCTGCGCGGACGGTTCGGCGAGGAGTGCTTGGGCGATGACATCCTGCGACGGCTGAACGAGCTTTGCTCGGCCGTGATTTTCCGACTGCCGGAGCAGATCGCAACGCGTTCGTGATTGACTCGCAGCGCAATGCGTCAAAAGCGATGGGGCAACACATGACGACGACCCAAACACACGACCAAGATCAACGAGAACTTGAGGCTCTGCGCTTCTCTGCGAGGGCGGCGCGAGCCATCACGACGCTGGAGATGCAGCGGAAGACGATCACCCGCGAATACGGCGAACGTATAAAAAAGATACGAGCGCTGATTCTCATTCTGCAACAGCGCGAGAGCATCGGGCAACTCGGCATCCAAGGCATTGACGCCGTTGAGATTTCGCCGGAGCTTAAGAAGTTGATCCACAACCCGGTTGGTGACCTGACGTGATTACCGCGACATACGACCGCGCGGCGACCTACGAGGCGTCTTACGACGGCGCACGGTCGGAAGCGGGAAGGCTATCGGCTGAGATCATGGAAAGGCTCGTTGAGCTGCACGAGCTACGAATGACGAGCGCGGCGGACCTATGCCGTAGGCTCGGGACGTTGGCGGACCTATCGCCCACGATGTTTCTGGTCACGCTCAGGCTGGGCTCGGGCGATGTGTCGGCCGTGCGTCAGTCGTTCGGCGAGATGGCGGCGAAGACCGGGCGAACACGTCAGGCGCTGCATTACGAATGGGCGCACGAGATCGAGCGGGTCAGGCTTGTCTTCCCGGCTTTGGCGCAGCTGATGACCGATTACCGGCAGGCGACGGATGAAGCGGACAAACCGGAACGGGAGGCAGGGACGTGAAACCGCGGTTCGCATCGTGCTCTGGATGGCTCGCCAAACGCCGTTCTGTGCGTTTTAAGGCGATTTGGAGGCTTTTGGGGGTCTGGGCACAGGGGTGGG